ACAACCACTGGTGGCGAGGAGATGACTGCAGGTGGTAAGACTGTAGATGTTACTGGTACAGTTAAAGGTGATACTGAACAAATTATTGGTGGGCAGTCTACAACTCAGGATCTTATTAACCAAAGATTTGATACTTTTGGTGGCGGTGGGTCTACTACTAATATTACTAACCAAATCGATACAAGTGACCTAGCAAAAGTAGATCAGGTCAACCAAGGCTTCGCTACTTCCGCTGCTAATCAATCTTCCATATTAGACGGTCAAAGTAATTTAGCACAAGGTCAAACAGGCATATTACAAGGCCAATCAGGACTAGCCACTGGGCAGACAGGTTTAGCAAAAACTCAAACCGATATACTAGGTAATCAGGTAGGTATGCAGACAGGCATAGACACCGCTAATACTGCGCTTACAGGATTAGGATCTGCAGTAGGTAACGTACAGACAGGGGTCGATACAGCTAATACTAATTTAATGAATTTAGGATCAGACGTAAGTGAAGGCTTTGGAGCCGCCCAAACACAAGTAGCCGACATGCAGCAAGCGGTTTTAAGTGGTCAGGTTTCTATGACTGATGTCCTTAATGCGATGAGAGATGAACAGACTACTCAGTATGGAGATCTTGCAGCTAATCAGGCTACCATAACTGATAACATAGGCGGTGTTCAGACAGGTCTGGATACTTTAAGAACTGATCAGCAAAAGGCAAACACTCTAGCAGATCAATCTAGGGCAGAACTAGCTAAGACAGTTACTGGTGGATTTGATGCTGTAACCGAAAACCAAGCGTCACAACAAAATCAGGCAGCTAGAAACGCAGACATATCCATAGCTAACCAATCAGCTATTCAACAACAAGCTGCACCACAGTCCTTGGCTACATTTGCTTCTACGGCAAAAGAGTTAGCCAGTGGTCAGGCTGCTAGTGGTGACGCTACTCCTCAACAGACAGATTTTTTAAATAGGTTAGCTACTATTAAGCAGATACTATCGACACAAGGTAATAATCTGGATGCTAGTATTCGCGCAGAGTACGCAACAATAGCTAATGCTTTTGATAATGATGGTACGCTAATTCCTGCATCAATTAATGAAAATGGCAATCAAGTTAGGCGAGGTATGGATAATGCTGATATGCTTATTACTAATACCTACAACTCCCAAGGTGCTTTAGCTAATCAAAAGAAAAGTGATTTAAACCAACTAATGGCTGCACTAGATACGATGGGCTACCGACAACAAGGTAGTCAATCAGGCGGTCTATCATCTAGCGGTCTAGGCTTAATGTCAGCCCAAAGTAACCAACCATTCATTCAGCAAAATTAAATTAAGGAGCATTTAATGCACCCTGTAAAAATTTCAGATGATGGTGTTAATTTAGTAAAGAAGTTTGAAGGACTTCATAGAGTACAGCCAGATGGTATGGTTAGCGCATATCGCTGCCCTGCAGGAAAATACACTTGTGGATGGGGGGCGACCAAGGGTGTCCGTTCTGGTACTAAGTGGACTAAAGAATACTGTGAGATGCGTCTTATCGAAGACTTAGCCGAACATGGTAAAGCTGTTAAGAAATATGTATCAGTACCCCTCTCCCAAGGACAATTCGATGCGCTTACGTCTTTTGTATTCAACTTAGGTGAAGGTAACTTTCGCAGCTCTACCCTACTCAAAAAGCTAAACAAGGGTCTGTATGATGACGTACCTGAGCAAATCATGCGTTGGAATAAAGCGCGAGTAGATGGAAAGCTTACTCCTCTAAAAGGTTTAACTCGACGTAGGGCTGCAGAAGCCGCAATCTTTTCTAGAGATGCTGCTATGCCATCTGATGAAGGTGGTCCTGACATGGTGCAAAAGCCTACTGCAGAAGCACCCAAGTCCTTAGCTAAATCAAAAACTATGGCAGGTGTAGGCATTGCAGGTACGGCTACAGCGATGAATGAGATGGCAGGTCAACTACAGGGGCTAGTTGCCTACGCAGATAGTCTAAAAACCATCTTCTTAGTATGTGCAATTGGCGGCATTGCCCTAGCAGCATACGCAAGATGGAAAGATAACAAAGAAGGCATCCACTAGTGTTTATCTTTAGTAAAATTAAAACTTACATCATTGGTGCATTGGCTCTGGCTATTCCTATTATTTACGTAATGGGAAAAGTCGTGGGGGCTAATAAAGAGAAGAATAAAATTCTCAAAGATGACCTGCAAGCCTCAAAGAAGAAAACTAATTTTTACAAGGCTATTTCCGAACATGAAGAAGATAATATTACTGACCGCAAGTCTCTCACTGAGCGGCTGCGCGGAAACGGTCTATAGGACCGACCTAGAAATTTATTGCCCACCAGTAAAACAGTACTCAGAATATTTTACTGAGATACTGGCTGTAGAGCTAGATGTCTTAGACGAGGCTTATGAGGCAATTCCTGAAGTGGTCACCGATTACATATTACTTCGAGATCGTATTCGACAGTGTAACGCTGAAAAGGAAAAAATATAATGGGTATTTTTGGAACTGATTTTGACAGTGTTAGTGATATGTTTGATGGTGGGGGTCCAGGTCAAAGTGGAGACACCTATGATAACGACAACGATCCTAATAATCAGGTAACTGGTATAGCAGCCGTATCAAATACTGTTACTGGTAATAGTGCCGCAAACAACCCTAACAACAATGATAATAGTGATAGCTCTAGTAATACCGTAGGCGGCGCACCATCTGGCGGTATTTTATCATATTTTAATCCAGTATCAATTATTGGCAACCTTGCAGGTTGGGCTAATGGTTTAGACCCAGAGAATGATGCTAATACATCTATAAATGGTAGAGAGTACTACACCAGTTCAGAGGGTATGGTATATACCTATAACGCACTTGGTCTTCCCTATGAAGTTGTTCAGGGATCTGATGGTAACTTTGTAGACAAACTATCAGTTGTGGACGAAGAAACAGGTCTAACTGGATATCAGCAACTAGCCCAAGATTTAAGAGATAGTGGTGATGATGAAGGTGCAGCCCAAGTCCTACAGGAAGAACAGCAAAATGCTGATAATGTTGAAATAGAAAAGACTGTAACAGAACAAGTTCTAGAGTGGGCTAAGTCTGCAGGTATTGATACTGAGGGCATGAAAGCAATTGTAGATGACCCTAATAAATTCCTAGCAGATAGAAACCTAAAATTAGAAGACGTAGTACCTACCTTAAACGCTGATGCTACAGGTACTAGTATACTGGGAGATGCCTCTAAGTACCAAATGGATTTCGATGGTCTTAATCAGACAGCTACCCAAGTAAGTAATATAGCTACGGCTGATAGAATTACCACAGACTCATCTGACGCCAGTACTTATACTGCAGAGACTAATACACAGAAGATGGCTGACGGTTCATATGACATGACTGCAGCTACTGGTGAAATTGATGATGACAACCTCGTAGATGCGTCTGCTATTGAAACTGATTTGCAGGGTGCAGCTACTGGTCGTAATGCAGATGGTACAATTAATTATACTGGTGTTGCAGCCAACGATTACGCGACACAAGAGTTTAGCTCGATCATAGATACATCTACTGTATCAGGTAGAAACTTAGCCAAGGCTCTTGGTGTGGGTAACTACCTAGATGAGAAAGCTACAATTGCAGGTCAGGTAAAGATTATATCTGAGCAATTCGTAAACGATCAGGGTCAAGCTGTTATACCCAAATGGGCGCAGAAGATAGCTAGATCAGTAGCCCAAACAATGGCCTTTGATGGCATATCTGGATCAGCCCAGACCTCTGCAATGGCAACTGCTATTATGGAAGCAACTCTAGGTATAGCAGAGAAAGAATCTACATTCTTTCAGACACTGACAACAAAGAATTTAGACAACCGTCAGCAAGCTATAATCAATAAAGCTAATATTCTATCTAGATTTGAGGAAGCTAATCTGGGTGCTAGGCAAGCGGCTGCAGTAAGTAACGCCAAGGCTTTCTTAGAGTTAGATCTTAAGAATTTAACTAACGAGCAACAAGCTGCATTAATAAATAAACAAGAGCGTACCCAAGCTCTATTTGAAGACAGCAAAATTATAAATGCTCAACGTCTATTCACTGCAGAACAACAAAACGATTTTACTAAGTTTTATGACGAATTAAATTCTCAAATTCAGAGACATAATTCTACCGAAATCAACAATCTTAGGAAGTTTAATGCAGGGGAAGTTAACGACATTGCAGTAGCCAATGCCGAATTGCAAAACAACCGCGAAAAGTTCTATCAGGAGATGCAGTATAACATAGACACTGCTAATGCTAAATGGCGACAAGAAGTTACCCTTAAACAGTTTGAGACTACTTGGGATGCCATTTCTACTGATGTTAAAAATTCATTAGACATCTCGACAGAAGCTCAAAATAGAATTTGGGATACGGCTGAAAACTTACTGGACTTCATTCAGAAGACAGCCTCTGGAGACAGAGATGCAGAAGTAAGGTTGTTGGTTGCCCAGTTACAGGCACAAGGTCAGCAAACTGGCGGTAGTGGTTTCTTAGATAGTGTTCTCAAATTAGGAGGAACAATATTAGGTCTAAGTAACAAACCTTGGTGGATGCCTTAGATTTAACGGAGCATAATTATGAATTTTGAAGAAGCAATTAAGAAGTCAATTAAATCTTTTATGTCTGGAAAACTTCCTGAGAAGTTAAGGGAAGTTCAGGAACAGGACTTCTATTACACCCCTGAGTATTTTGACCTCTTAGAAAAAGATCTAGACGAAGACTCAGAGCCGTCAGCGGCTAAGAAGAAAGAGGATACGCCTGATGAAGTTTGAACAGCCAATCCCAGGAGAGAACTTTACCTCTGATACTAGGAATATGCCTTGGCACAGACCGCCTGATATTAATGAGTATGATGACGCGATAGGTTACTTCATTGGTAGACTTGAGGAACCTGAGCAACAAGAACTCACCTTTGCGATGTTAGGTATAGAGGCACAGATTACTACAATAGTATCTGCAGTACTCCTACAAGGTATCAGGGTTGGTAAGGTAAGTATTGATCTAGCTATATTAATAGCAGGTCCACTAGCCAGATTTATTGAGATACAGGCTATGGGTGTTGGCATGAAGTACGACATGGGAATTGATGCAAGTGACCGTGTGATGATTACCCCTACTATACTACGTGCGGCATTAGGAGTGGTCACAGATACACCTATTGAATCCCCAGAATTAGAAGAAGAGACACCAGAGGAAGCTACACCAGAGGTAGCACCAGAGATGATGCAAGGGCTGATGTCTATGCCCTCTACGCAAGCAGGTGCAGTGGCAAGTCCTGATGAACAGCAAGCCATGCTAGGCGGCATGGAAGAACCTGCAGAAGAAGAAGAGGTCTAGCATGAGTTTTAGAACTGAAGCAAACAAAGTTAAGGCAGGTATTGCTAGAGGCGACTTTAAGAAGAAGCGTGATTACTTTGCTAGTTTTGTAGATCCACTAGTTAGCCAAATGCAGAAACAAGACGCAATAAAAATACAAGAGGATCTAGACAAACGTAGAGAAGCAAGGGCTGAAGCGAGAGAACTTAGAAAGTTACAAACTGCTCAGGACGCACAAGATAAGAAAGATGAGGCTTTAGTTAATGCATTTATGCTAACTCAAGGAGCTAGAGGTGAAGTAGCGAGGTCTCAAGTATCATCTCTAGTTAAATCAGGTTTTAACGATATGGCTAAATTAACAGAGTATTTTGAGAAAAATGCTCGATATGTCATGGGCGGTCAAGAGGGTCCAAATGTACCTTCAGATGTAGCAATAAGTGATTTGGGGCAGAGCGTTCGTGGTAGTGATTCATATGTAGGTGGAGACCCAATAAAAGTTGGAGATTTAAGTGATATAGCAAAAAATGAAGAAGGATATTCTGATGAGCTTGCTACTGAAGCGGCTCAAATGGCAGATATTCTAAAGCCAGTTACTGGTGAGGCAGGAAAATTTGAATTTGGCAAACAACCAAAGCCTTATGACTTAGGTAAACTTCGTCTAGAAAACTATCAAGGAGAAAGAGCGCAAGCAGTAAAAGATGGTAGATCTGATATAGTTTCGGATATTGATGCTTGGGCAGCAAGTCAAGGTCTTACTAAGATTGTAGGTCAACTTACCCAACAAGATATAAACGGTAAGACTTTAGCTGACTTGAGAAGACTAAAGTTACAATATGGAAAAGTTCCAGAAATTGAAGCCGCAATCGTTATTGAGGAAACTTTAGAGAAAAACGAAGCCCCTTGGAATAATCCTGAAGAATTAGTACTTCTAGATTTAAATACATTAACGGCATACAAAGCAGGTAGTTCTAAGCTAGGTAAAGAAGCTCAAGGTAATATCGACAGTGCTATTGAGCTTAGAATAGCAATAGACAAGTCTGCAAACTTAGCTCAAGCATCTCAACAGCTAGATAAAGATAGCTCATTCTATGATGCGGCTCTGGCAAAACTAGGTCCAGTAGATGCAAATTCCCCAACGGCTGCACAAGATTTAGAGACTTTTAAAACTTTAACAAAACTCAGTTCCTTAGCTAAAGAAAATGAAAGAGATGCTAAATTCCAAAGCGAGAGAAGTAAGAGTGCAAAAGAAATAGCCTTAGATGCATATCTAAACGAGAATGGTTTCTTCATACAAGATGCCGCTAATGGCAGTGTTAAATATCCAGGCTCTGGAGACATGGCAGAATTTGAGAGAGATTGGAAAGAACTAACTGACATCTCAGAGAAACCGCCAGAGTGGTTTGAGAACGATCAAAACTTACTCAAGCTTACTACTACGCAGATGAAAGCCTTGCTAGATACTGGCCTACTGCCAGAAGCTGCACAGACTAAAGTTCAAGGTTTCTACACCAGTATGCAAAATACAAGTGTTATAGAGAAAATGACATCTACTGAGTTTAACTCTACTACTGACATCGATCAATTTATAGCATCACAAGGTATAGATGAGTTAGCTGAAATAGATAACGACTCGCTAACCTCGCTCATAGCACAGCGTAGGGTATTGCTAGATAAAGAAAATGAAGAGCAAACTGATTACAACGCTTACCAAGAAGCGGCTACAATATTCTTTACTAATAACCCGAAAACTTATGAAAATATTCTAAAGTTTGAGCAAGAATACAAGTCAGGAACCGCTGTACCAAAAGAAGATACATTCCAATCTCGTACCTTGTATGACTTCACTGGTAGAACAGTGACTGTAAAGAATCTGAAGGAACAGAGGGATGCAGAAGCTGCAGGATACTCCATCTACAAGCCTAGCGAAATTGACGTACAGATTACCAACCTTGGACTAGCCGATACTCCCGACAACAGGCGAATTATACAAGGCGTGAAGAACGGTACTTATAAGCTAAGTAAAGACTTTGCAGGTAGAACTACCATTGTAGACTTAACCACTCAAACCTCTGAAGGTGTTAAGGGTACTCCTATACCTATCGAACAGGTTGTAGGCCAAGATGGTGAATTGCAGATTAATGTTACCCAAGAACAAATAGACCAAGCTGCACAATTTAAAGAAGAGCTTAATAAAATACCTGATGACGTAGAAGAAGGTATGTCAGGTGCAGTAGGTATTAAAGGTGTTGTAAATAAAATACTTGGTAAGGCTGCAGACCTCGCAGGATGGAAAGCCAAGCAAGATAACTTAGCTGCAATGAACTTCGTTACCAACCTCAGAGTTTATACTATGGTAACACTAGCTGCAGCGCAGGGAACTAGAGATAGTGTTTGGCAAAAACAACAAATCCTAAGCACATTACCTGAGACTGCTAGGTTCTGGCAGGGTCCAATGGAAACAGGTAATAAAGTACGAGATACCTTATCCGCAATTTCAAATAGTATAAGTATATTAGAGACTAATAGAGATAGTGGTACAGTCACTGGTAGTGATTTGAGTAAGATTACTCAACAGCTTACAAACTTAGGCGAACTACAAAAAGTCTACACTGAGTTAGATGGTCTATTCCAAGAAGTTAACGGTACGGAACAGAAGAAGACTGATAAAATAGAAGGCTCACCTTTCTTCACAAAAAAAGAAAATAGAGGTACTGAGTAATGGCTGAAGAAAATACTGTAGAAGACGGTAGAGAATTAGATGTCAATACTATCCTCGATTATAGAGAGGAGTATGAAGATGACGTAATCATCGATAATCTAGTTAGTACCCTCGATGGAAGTATATTAGACGTAAATGGTAACCTATTAGATATTAAAGGTGCTTTAGACTCTGGGATGTCTGCTACGCAGCTACTTGATTATGTTGTTACAGGTAAAGAAGTTAGGGATGTCGGGCCACTAAGTGCAGCGATGCAAGGCGTAAATACTGGCCTCACTAATTTTATAGGTATGCCTGTAGATATGACTAATATGGCTCTGCAAGGTTTGGAAGGTTTAGGTAGAGCAGGTATAAATAAGTTAGGTGGGGATGTCAGTACTAACCCTAATGATTTTCTGTTCTCTAGCCCAAACCCAGTAGGTGGTGGGCAGAGTGTACGTGATACCGTCGAGACAGTTGTAAATCCTATATATGATGCAGTCGGCGCAAATGAAATTGATTACGCTGACAGCGCCGATGAATTTGAGGGTATTAATAAATCGCTATTTAAAGGCGGTGAAATCATTGGTGAAAATGCCCCTATTGTTACAGGAGCTACCTTATACTCGCTTATAAAAGAAGGTGGTGAAAAGGCTGCAAAGGTTTTAACAGGTGAGAGTGCCGCCACTGCAGGTGGCTCTGCAGCCGTAGCTACACTTAGCGAACTATCTGATGGTGAAGCCAATCCAGTATTAGAAATGGGTGCGGAGTTTATAGGTAATATTGCAGGTAGAAATCCCTCTGCAATATATACAGGTGTAAAAACTATAGGTGGCCCTGCAGTACGTCAGCTAAAAGCAAGATTTGGAAAGGGTACAGATGAGGGATACCAAGAGCTTTTAAGATCTCTAAAAACTGCAGAACAAAGGCTGTTAAGCGAGGCTGACCTTGCTGAACGTAATAATGATACTGCAAGAGCCACTGCATTAAGAGAAGAGGCTAAATTATACACCCCAGAAGTTATTCTTCAAAATATGGACGAAGCCGCTGCCAACCAGAAAGACCTCTCAGAAGCAGGAGTATCCCCAAATAATTTACCTGCAGGGTCTGTATCTAATAACCCTGCCCTAGCAGCGGTTCAGAGAGCCTTACAGAGCGATACTGAGTTTGACGTAGAAGTTAAGAAGAGAATATCAGACGCTATAAGTGGCCTACTACAAAGCTCTGACACATTGGCTAGAGGTAATAATCCAATAGCTGCAGAAGCTATAGCCCAGAATGCTTACCAGAAAGCAATTGCCACTGCAGTATTTATGGCAAACAAAGAAGCATTACGGAACTTCGATGGTATAACTGCAGGTGCTTCAATAGACGCAGCATCTACCAAAGCACAAAAGGTATTGTTTGAAGCAAAAGATAACTGGAGAGCTACAGAGACAGCCTTATGGGATCGAATACCTAAAAATGTAACTGTATCAGGACAACAGTTAGCAGCTACAGTTAGAGATGTTATTGATAATAGATTACTACCAGGAATGTCACTTACGGACGATCCTCAACTAAATAACTCAATAAACGCATTATTAAATCAGGAATCTATTCAGATAGGAGATCTTCTTAAGCTAAGAAGTATCCTCTTAAATGATGCTCGAACAGCGGTTGCAAATAATCAATTTAGACAGGCAGGTATTTTAGACCTGTTAGCAGACGCTACTTTAAATGAACTCGATGATATTGGTGGTGACGTAGGGGAAGTGGTTGGTCAAGCCAGAGGCTTCAGTCGTGCATTGAATGAACAATTTAGTAGATACTGGAACAAACGAGTTCTTGGAATGTCTTCTACTGGTGGAACTAATATAAGATCACAGGACGTTTTACCTACAGGTTTTGGAAGTGGTGGTAGAGATGCCAGAATTAACTTCGATGAGATGCAAGAAGCCGCTGCACAATCTGATACTAAAGCAGGACCACTAGGAGAAGCAGCCGAAGCAGAAGCAGTAAGAAAAGGCGAAGAACTTAACGCAAGCAGTTTAGCAGATGACGGTGTAAGGTCAAACGTACCTGCAGCTACTGCAGACGGACCTTTTGATCCTAATACTTCCCAGACGATGCCTACGGATGATGACATCATTCCAGAGGTACAAGTTAAAGGCAGGGGTAGAATGGTCAACAAAGATGGTAGTTACTTTGATGTGCCATCAGACCCTGATAATCCAATCCCTGAATATACTGTTTATGATAGAGTTAGGGGGCAGAAGAGACCTGACCCAGAAATTATATCTGATGAAGAATTTATAGACGGTGCATCTGACTTCTATGATCCCAATAACAATGCAGGTACAAACTCCCCTACTGGAGTAGCTATTAGGGATGAGGGAACTCGAATACAATTAGGTGCAGAGATGTCTGAGGCTCAAGAAAGTTTTCTAAGAGCTAAGGTTATGACTTTTAAAGGTATTGATAATAAAATTGACCTTCAGGCTGTAGAAAAATTCTACGCAGATAACGCGGAGCTTATCCAACGCTTTCCTGATTTAAAAGCTGACATGGATGTGATGGTTGACGCTCAGAGAATTGCCGAAGATATGGCAGATGATTTAAACTATGCCGCTGAAACTGGTCAATTGCCTGACGCTATAATTGATGCTGTTAATAATAACCCGACTGATGGATATGCTAGATTAGCTACAGAAGCTAAAAGCGTAGAGCAAGTTGTTGATTTTAGAAATGCTACTATTGATGCGGTAGTTAAACGATCAAGAAATGCTGATGGAGAAATAGACGTATTTAAATTAGCAGATGAGTTACTTACTCCTAGAAGTGGCAGAGATGGTCAAGATACAAGTCTGATAACTTTAATGAGAGAGTCTAATATCATATCTGCTAAAGAACAAAATGCTATTGGTATTGCTTTAGCAGAGGCTATTCGCATCGAGAAAAGCAAGATGTCACCTGATCAATTTTCGGAAGTAATTAAAGGTCTCCCTGATATGGCAGGTAATCTAGCAAGGATAGCAGGTGCTAACTTAGGTGTTCTCTTTGGTAGAGGCGATGCTTCACTACAAGCTGCAGCAATCGGCTCACAATTTATTAAAAACCAATTTGATAAGTTCCCAAATCTTAATAAGAAAGCCGCCCTTGTAGAATTATTCAAACAGCCAGACGTACTAAGAGGGATGTTAAGTGAAAATCCCAAATTACGTAGAACTACTGGACAAGCTGTTAAGGATTATTTTACTTACTATTCTGATAAAGGATTTTTTGGTGGTACAACTGCTGCAGTTGGTGATGCAGTAAAAGCAACAGCTAGAGCTACTGCTAGAGGATTACAAAATCAGCCATTTTCAACCAGAGTTGGTCCGTTTACTGGCGGTACAGAAAATGAAGAAAATCCATCTGTATTTGCAGTAGATAGAGAGATGATGGAGTTAGGTATTCAGTAAAAGAAATCCCCTGCCTCATTACGAAAGCAGGGGATTAACCAACTAAAATGGTAACCAACCATTTCAAAAACAGTTTACTCTTTATGAGCCTCTAAGTCAATAGATTTAGGGGCTTTTTTCATATAAAACAGGCATTTAGACACCACATGAGCCACCTTGTCCACTGATGTCACATATATCATGTGTCTCAACGTGTTCATCAAATTCCTCACCTAATTTATCCACTGCTTCTTGGTAAGGTACTGCAGTTAGGGGCTGACCACCTCTCGATCCATCAGGATAACACGTAAATCCACGTAGTCGAGGAGCATACTTAGCTAGTGTGTGTGCAAAGTCAGATACTGTAGACTCGTTATTCATCTTAGAACCCCACGCAGGTAGGTTTATAGTAGATGATATCGACATATCCACGTAATCCTGTACGTCAGCTTGGAAAGACATCCTACGTTCATAGTCTGCAGCCAGATCCAATGCACTCTCTACGTTGTCTGGTTCTATTCCGTATCTATCTATTAGTTCCTGAGCCGCTGAGTCTACTACATACTGGTATACCCACCTCGAATTACCCTTCAGGTAGCGCCTCTTGTAGGCTACCGCAAAAATAGGCTCTAGCCCAGTGCTTGTACCTGCTAAGATGCCTATAGATCCTGTTGGGGCAATCGCTCTATTGGCTACAGGCGTACTCACACTTAGCTCTTCGGCTGTCTGCTTGCTCACCTTATCTGATACGCCTTTGTACACAGATAACCATGAGTGTAGCTCTGGTGTTACCTCATACTTAGAGCCGCGCTGAATAAGCCACTCATGCATACCCATTAGCCCTAAACCTAGTCTACGGTTTTTCTCTCTAACTTTATATACTTTTTCATATGGTAGCTTTGCTCTTAATGTACCACAAATTAGAAACTTAGTAGCCAACTCAACAACTTCTGCCATTTCATGGATATCTGTTATTCTACCCATGTTTATAGAGCCAAGGTTGCAGACGTCCGAGTCTGAATCACTGGAAATTTCGGTGCATGCGTTTCTCAGAGTTTCATTCTCTTTATCGAAGAAGTTAAAACTAAATCCAGGTTCTGCAGTACGCATGGCCTGTTCTACATTCTTGAGAAAGGTAGACCCAATATTACCAGTTTTGTAATAATTAAGTAGCCACTCAGTGTCATAGTTGACTGATATGTTGGTCATATCGAGAGGCGCAGGGAAGTTGAAATCGTCTTGCTTGATATCCCAGAGACTTTTACCTGTATTACCTACTGGCATATTAGCCCAATCTTTAGCTAATAGAAACTCGTTAACATCTCTGTGCTTCCAGTTTAAGCTTGCGTAGATAGCAGATCTTCGGCTACCGCCTTGCATCACTCTTCTACCTATCTCATTCAGCATATTCATCTTTGGAATAGGCCCACTGGCCTGACCACCTGTCTTATTAATAGGCGCACCACTAGGGCGGTATACTGAGTAGTCTACCCCTATTCCACCGCCTGTCATTAAACAGCTTTCGGCTTTCCAACTTAGGTTAGCCCAATCTTCTCTACTATCTTCTTCTGCTTTTAATAAATAACAGTTATTAAAGAATTTGTTTGGTCTACCTGCATAATACAAATATCGACCACCAGGGATAAACTTCATGTCTTTTACATACTCAGTGAGTTGGTCGCACTCTTCCTCTGTGAGGATCTCTCCGCATACATCATCTATTAAGGTTTTAGCTAAGGCAGACCAAGTCTCTGCCCCCTCATGTTTATACTTGTGATTAAAAATATCTTCAGAAAATTTGCTTCTAAACATAGGATTTAGGTTAGATTTAAAACTGCTCATTGGTTACTCCACTAGGTCGGTTAGTTTTGGTTTTTTATAATTTGGTCCTTTGATGACTTTGCCTTTGGCGTTTTTTATTGGCTTGCCATCCAAGCCTAGCTTGCTCATATTAGATAGGTGAACTCGCCTTACGGCTTTGTCTAAATCCCATCCATAAGTGGCTGCATATCCGTAGAGTACGTACACCAGATCAGCTATCTCCTTGAGCATGTTTTCAGGATCTGTTCCTGTAGCACTCTCAAGGGCAAGCTCATCAAACTCTTCCTGTATAAAGTTAAAGCGTAGGTTCTCTAAGATCATGTCTTTATACCACTCCTGATCGAGTGGCTGTTCCATTCTCTTGGCAAACTCTCTCACCATCTGAAGTGGCGTCTGAAAGTGTTTATCCCAATCGTCTGGCATTTCATGCAAACCTGCCTGAGAGGGTGGCTCTTGCATGTCTTCAAATGCGTCAATATCCTGTTTAGTTATCATCTTCTAACTCCGCTTTTAAACGGTTTAGAAACCAAGTAGCTTTATCTAAATCTTTTGAGGGATTTCCCTTATATCTATACCTAGATACGTACTTTGTGATGCTTCCTGCACAATATGCTAAAAACTCTTCTTGGGTCAGCATACCTTTGACAACTTCAATGGTCTCAAGAGTACCTTGCTGATAATGCTCAGGGCTATTAACCTCATCCTCTTGGATATCAAGAGTTATAGTAGTCAGAGGGTCGTCAAGTTCTTTATATTTATTCATAATAAATTCCTTTCCCATTAATGGATTTTCTTTTTAAATTGGATTATTTTTTTATCAGAGATTGCGTCTATAAGTTCGTCTGAAGGCTCAAAATCTACACTCACATTGTCTTCATCATCTTGATAAGATGCGAGAGTACGCATTAACATTCCTGTGAAAGCTAAGTCTTCGATGCCAAATTTTATTTTTGAAACTATGCCATTGAGAGCATCTAAATAAAAAACTTGATCTTCTTCACTTAGGTTATCACCAAAGTTATGATCAACACCGATATCAATTACTTCATCTTCAGTATCGATTGTCAGGCAGATATTCATAGTATTTTGTATGTCATCATCCATTATTTCTTCCTTCCAGAAGTGTAAAAAAGGAGTCGGCATCTATCACCACCAATGGCTTTTGGCGGTCACCTTTGATTACCGATAAGGGAGTAGCGTCTGCAGGACAGTTAGATGCTGCCTGTTCCATAACTTTGTAGATAGCGAAACTCTTATGAGCCTTGCACTCCACTGAGTATGGGAACAAGCGCCTAGCGGAAGGACTGAGCAAAACATCCTCGCCGCTAGCGCCTGAAGAGGTAGACCTTACATCATCGAGGGTTAGTTGGGGAAACAGGGAGAGTATTTTATCCCGAACTAGTTGCTGTAATTTTCTACCTTTCGCCTTGGCTGATTGAGTACTTATAGCCACTTAGGTAGCTCCAAGATGGAGCAAGAACCCCACCCAGTGCCGTACTCGTTCTTTTCACTTGCTAAGGCAATTTCATCCAAAGTTCTGTGCATACGGTGCGTTGCATGGTCGAGTAACTCTGGACCTACTACATGCATATGTGAAAGGTAGGGAGAAGCTTTCTCACACGCAATGAAGTTAAACTCTTTTATATCGAGACCTGCTAAATTACATACGTAGACATAAAAAGCACTTTGCAAATCATACGCATATCTAAAACACTCTTTAGAAAAACCTGCAGGACTAGCGTCTAAGGTAGTCTTTACATCGAAGACTGTATTTTCGGACTCGATATATAAATCAGGTCTTGTTTTAAGCATGAGACCAGATCGAGGGTCTTTTATAAAGATAGATACTTCATTCTTACGATCTTTATGACGCAAAACTTTCTTACAGTTTTCGTTTTCTAGCGCACCCTTCGCAATGCGATTGGCTACATTATATTCTACCTCTGTAAGTAAGACCTGATCTTCTTTTAGGCTGCTTTGCATTTCTTCGAAGGCTTTAGACTTCTTAGTCTTTGGTCCTTTAATTACTAGCTCTCGATCCTCTTCTAAGAGTAAGGCATGTACTGCCGTTCCCATTGCAAAAGCTGCACTTTGGACTCTTTTCTCACCTTTCCAGTGAGCGAGAGACTTCTTATATACAGATTTTACCGCTGTAGAGGATATACCACTAGTGCTGTGGTACACCTCATTACTCATCCCTGTTACAATACCCATCTAGCCAACGAGATCTTTCTCTAGGCTACTATCTATACTTTGTTTACGTTTTTCAGCGGCTTTTCTATCTATATGCTCAATTCCATCAGGATGGTCTGAAGATTTATACATCTCAACAATACGTGCATTTTCAGCCAGAACCATTTGAGCAACTGCCTTGATACTGTCGCTGACATCTTGATCCATTTCTAATGGTTTATGGAATTGGGGATCAAAACGTATTTTATAATATGTCTGTCCTTTTTTATTTTTTTCTTTTTCCCCACGAAGAATACTTTCAAAATCCCAAAGATTTTTATTACCCATTTTACTTGTAACATCGTGAAAAAACGGACCATAATTTCTACGTTTTAATTCTAATTTGCAGGGTTCATTAGTAACTGTAACTTCTTCACC